TAATCCTTGACCCAGGTGACACAGACCGCGTCGATACCGGCGCGCCCCTCGCACAACCAGATCCCGACTTGTCCGGCGAAGGCCAGGCGCAGCAGGTCGAACGGCTCGTAGCAACCGTTGCGATCAGTCGCGCGCCGCAGGTGCGCCTCGACCTGCGGCCAGTGATCGACGATCTCCTCAAGTGGCGGCAGACGCACGGTCGCCGTCACACCACCCGCACCATCAGGACCGATCCACTGCGGTAAATACCGCCGACCGGCACCCCGGCGGTCGCGGCAGCCGCGTCGTTGCCGGCGTCGACCGGCAATGTGGCGAACTGGTCGCGTGTGCTGGTGCCGGCCCAGGCGGAGACAAGATTGATCGACTGCGCCATGTCCCTGAGCCACTGCGGCCAGCCTGAGAGCGGCTGGTCCGGCGCCACCGGCGGGATGGCGCGGGTGCCTTGGCTATGGGCGGCCATCTAGGATGGCATCCTCATCTGCGGGTCGCCTCTGGCCGCAACTGCACATCGATCCCGTCGAGGGTGGTAAAGTTCTGCCCCGCCGGCATCTGAAAACGAAATCTGAGATACCGCCCGGTGCACCGCTGCGGGCATTCGCCGATCTGGTTGATCGCTACTGCCGGTTCCCAGGTGACGGGGTCGGTCTGACGCTCGCGGTGCCCGATCGCAATCGTCGCCGCGCCGCCATCGTGTAACGGCCGGGTGTTCTGCACCCAGGCCCGCCTGCCCTCCACTGGCTGGATCTCGCCGGTATCCAGGGTCGGTGCCATCGGCGGACCACCGGCAATGTTCAGCCGGTGATCAGGCAGAAAAAAGCTGACCCGTGCCGCCGCGTTGCCAGACCAGAACGGGTCGTCAAACGACGGCGTGATGGTGTCGAGGTCGCCAAAACTGTCGATGTGATCGAGGTCGTGAACAACGCCGTAAGCCCCGGTGGTCAACCACTCGATGTAGTGGTCGACGCGCTCCAATTCCGAGATTGTGGCGCGACCAAGCTCCCAGTTGTAGACCAATAACTTGGTAAGCATCCCCTCGGAACCGGGGGTCGGGAACCCCCACATCACGATGCGGGTGCGCGGGTCGCGGATACCTTGAACATTGGCGATGTGGGCATCGTCGACCTGATTATAAAACTCACGGTCGAATTTCTGGGCGCCGATCGGGAAGCTGGTGTTGCCGTCAAACGCCGCAAAACCGTGCTCGGTCAGATAGTAAACCACCGGCCGGATGGCCCCGGTGTTGTCCTTAGCGAAGCTCTGCACAATCGAGAGCGGTGCCGTGCTGCCGGCCGCGCCCTGCGCCACCTTGAAATTGAAGATCAGCGGCAGGCTGGTATAGGAAGCGGTCCAGATGCCACGCTCACAGAAAATTACGACATCGCTGCCGGGAGCAAAACCTGAAACAAGGCCGGTAATTTGCCCGAGATCTGTCTGTTGCAGATCCTGAAAGTCGCTCTGGGTCTGAAGGGCCGGCGTCGAACCCGGCGTGGGCCACGAAGCAGGCGAGTTAATGCTGCTCCACCACACCCTTTGTGGCTGCGACCCATCCACCGGATCGATCGTCCAGCCGAACATCAGAAAGTCTTTGACCACCGCGACGTATCTGGCGACTGGCGCATCGGCCGACAAATCGGCGAATTGCGGCGTCGCGCCAACCGGCAGAAGGATCGTCTGCGGCGGGTCAGCACCGTTGGTGGCGATGACGCGTGCGCCATAAGAAGTCATCGACCAGTGCCCGCCGCTGACCGGGCTTGGCGTATTGTAGGGGCCGGTGGCGCCGGTAACGTCGACAAAGTCAGTGGCGCTAGGCGGCAGCATGTAGAGCTTCACGTGATCGCCGGCAAACAGGTAGACCGTATTATCCGCCGCCTTGATCGTGTAGGAACCCTGGCAGCGTTCGCCCAAGGTGTTGGTACTGTGCGGAATAGCAGTCGGCATCGGGCCATAACTCGACGCCGTTATCGGCACGCAGTTCTTGATCAGCGGCGAGCCGGCGGTCCTGAAATCCGATAGATCGGGCAGCCACTCGGCCCACGGCGCGATAGTCATGCTTTGTCCCTAGCCGGTGTTGACCGTGACCGCGTATTGCCGGGGCGCGACCAGCGCCGTGCTCTCCCGCAGTAATGTCTCGCGCGCCATCCCGCTGAGCCGCAGGTGGGTCGATGTGCTGGCGCCCGAGATCAGCGCCTCGCGCACCAACCCGCCGATCCTGCCCTCGCCCACGGTGGTGTAGAGCGCCTCGCGCACCAGACCGCCGGTGCGAATATCGGTCATCAGCTATCGACCTTGACGCCGCTCGTCGCGGCGTTGAGGTTTGGCCCGGTCCAAGCCGCCCCAGTGCCAGGATCGGTCTCAAACACGCTAGTCAGCCATCCGTAGGTCGCGGCCGGCGTCTGCCCAGTGAGGCTGCCGCCGCTGTCGGATGCGCCTGATTTGGTGCGCAGGCTGACAGTCTTCGCGCCCGCGTCGGAGCGCTGGATGTACCCCTTGACCACGACTGCATAGACCGACAACGGCGTCACGCTGAGCGCGCCGAACGTATAGAGATCTTCGTGATTAACCGTCGCATCGAACACATAGGAATATTGACCGTCCGGCGGCTGGTTGTTCACCTCGTCGTAGTTAACCGCGACGCCGGTGAGGTTGCCCCATATAAAATAGCTACCGGCTGCTGCAATCGTGCCGGCCGGGTTTGGCGCACCGGACCCGAACGTCAGACCGGTTCGCGCATACCCGGCAGACAAACCGTCGCTCAACTGCATGTTGATGTTCGTATCGAGCATCACACCGAGCCAATACTGTGTCCCCGCCGACAAGCTCTGCGGCGTCGTCAATGGCAACGTAACCGGAGTCGCCACAGTAACGCCGGTCACCGTCGACCCCGACGACAGCAACGAGCCGGCAGTACCTGCGCTGTCAGCGTAGACGGCAGGGCGCAGGTTAACCGTTCCGTTTGTAACATTGGACACGGTAGTGATCGAAGCCAGCGTGCCAGCCACAGCCGGAGTGAATTTACGCAGGATCAAGGCGCTGGCCGAGCCGGCGGCGCCGGCTGTCGTAACCCGCGCCACACTCGACCCCAATATCCCCGCGCCAACGGCAAACTGCACCGCGCTGTCGGATGTCGGAAACGTCGTCTCGATGCGCGGACTCGTCAGCAGAACCGCGTTGTTCGTGCTTCCGGTGCTGTCGAAGAGGTAGAGATCGTCATAGGTGCATGTGCCGGCGGCGCCTGATTGTGCGGCGATTGCGTTGGCGTAGTTGTTTGCTGTGCCGCCGCGGGTGTTGCCGGTGCCGCTGAACAGCGAGACGCCGTCGAGCCACACTTGATACGCCGCGGAGGCGCCGAAGGTAATGTCCCACTCCAGATAGTGAGTTGTGTTGGCGCTGATCGTCGCCCCGCCGCCGAGGATCGTCGTCGTGCCGGTTCGCAGGTTGATGATTCCGGTCGTTTCCAATGTGATCGTGCATTGCGCCGTCGCGCCGTCGCGGAATTGCAGGAAGGTTGTTTGGCTGCCGAGCGTGCTGGCGAAGCGAACCCCGCCAATGAGGCGCGCATAATTCGCCGCCAATGTTTTAGTGAGCGTCGTTGTGGTAGCCATGGCGTAGGCTTGCCCGGTGGCGCTGAGACCGGCGACGATATTGTGGTTGTTGCTCCCGGCCGCGGTTGTCCACTCGCCCGCCATCAGCAACGCCGCGACACCGGGGCCGTTGCTGTTTAGCCCGCCGTACTTGTCAAAGCCGTCGAGGAAAATCAGCGCCATCAGGTTTCGTACCCCACCAGGGTCGCGGCAAGATCGGCAAAAGTCGCATCCGGCGTGGCCGGCGCCACAAGGCGGATGCTGTCGCCCTGCGCAAAGGTGATCGCCGTACCGCCGCTGGATGCGAACGTCGCGACCATTGCCCCGGCGGCAATCGTGATCGTGCCGACACTACTCCACGTTCCCGGCACCGCGTTACTGGCTTTGCCGACATCGATGGCCGTGCTCGCCGTCGCGTTGATGGTGCCCCGAGCCATCGATGCATGCCCGAGATAGGCCCCGAAATTCGCCGGGATCGTGATACCTTTGGAGAACCGCTGAAGCAGCAGAAGTTGGCTCGCGGCAGGAACACCCGGCACCAAGCAAGAAACAATGTAGCGTGGCCGCTGCGCACTCCAGACGCCGCTGACATAGACAAGCTGATCGTGCGGCGTGCCAGCCGGCAACAACGCATCCGCACCGGCTGGACCCGTTGCCCCCGGTGGGCCGGCTGGCCCCGGCGGCCCCTCCGGCCCCGGCGGGCCGGCTGGCCCCGGCACCGAGATCGGGTCAGGTTGGTCGATCCACGGGGTCCAGCTCGTGCCGTCCCACTGCCACTGCCCGTAAACCTGGCCAAGCGTCGGGTTGTCGGGAAAATCCAATGCCATCTGCTAGCGCCAGTAGACCCAGGCGCCGTCGACATAGCGGAACTGCAACCCGGCACCGGGGCCATAGGCATTGGTCGGCTCGGGAAGCGTCACCACCCCCTCGGCGGATTGCACCGTCAGGGCGGTAACAGGACTGGCAAATGATATCTCGACCAGGGCATCGGCGGCCGGATATGGCGGCAGGCGAATACCGAGCGCCGCTCTTGGCCCACCGATGACATAGATCCCCGCCTCCCCCGACAGCATCACGACGGTGGTGCCGCTGGCCGGGTTGACGGTGCGCAGCCCCGTCGTTGGGGTTGTAATATCGCCGCCGGTAGTACCGCTACTGCTGCCGCCCACCCCGGTGGTAATGCCGCTCACCCGGATCTGTAGCGGCCCGGCCCAGCGCAGTTTGCGATCGGCCGCTTCGAGCCCGGCAAAAGCCGCCTCGCGCCGCGCCAGCCAGCCCTGCGCCCGCTGATCCTCGCCGATATAAACTTCGGCCTCGACCAGCGCGCCAAACAGATAAGCGTCTGGCGCGGTATCAAGCAGCCAATTAGTCTGGATAGCATCGGACAACGGCGGCACACCGGATTGAAAAACCAGGTCGACCAGGGTGGCGCCGTTGGGCGCCGGGGCCAAAAACAGGGTGCGACCGACAATCGTGTAATAGCCGGGAATACCGGACCCGCTGGAAAGCTGTTCCGGCGGGACAAACAATAGAGACGCACCGCCAATCGACACCGTCCGGATCTGCATGCAGTTTGTCGGCAGGATCACCCAGCCGGAGCTGGCGTCGAGAGCGGCGATATTCTCCGCCCCGGCCGATTTCAGTCGCCGGTTAGCCTCGGCCTCGAACAGCCGGATCATGTCGGGCACCGCCGGCTGCACCAGCGGATCGGCCGGTCGCGCCAGCCACGACAAGATACTGGCCTGGAGTGCAGAATAACTATCGAGAGCCATCGATTTACAGCCGCCGCGTGCTCGTGCGCAGATAGCGCCAATCAGGGTCGTTCAGCAGACGGCGCACGGCCGGCCAGTGCTCCCGCCGGTACACGTCGACGCCGTAGCGCTGCAGCCAGAGCAAGGCCACATCGACCGGGATGCGGGCTTCCAGGCGCATAGTCTTGTCCCGGGTGACCCAACCGTCGCTGTGCAAATGCTGCGACTTGTTGGTATCGATCACCGGCTGCACATCACAACTGCGCTTGACGATCGCCATGTCGTCGTTTTCGTCGTAGTCGAAGGTCTCGACCGCGCCCGAGTAAGGATCGACATCGAGGATAATAGGTTTCATGCGTTATCTCTAAATAAAACGGGCGGCCCGAAAGACCGCCCATGAGGGGGTATACTGCGACTTTACGGTGACGTGAGATCGTAGATCGCGCCGCTCGACTTCTCATTCTTAGCCGTCAAGGTGTACTCGGCGAGGATCATCCGCTTTTCGGCGTCGCCGGTCTTGGCGAGCGGCACTTGCGTAAACGGCCGCAAGTAATCCACCGACCAGTATGACCAGTTCAGGATCAGCGCGTCCCTGGTGCGCATAAAGCGGTTGGCGATGACATTCACCGTGTGGAAGTCGCCGACATACACGTCAACCGTGTTAACCAGCTTCTTCTCCATCACGTCGACTTGCTTTGTCGCGTTGCCGGTGAAAGCCGAGAATGCCTGCTTGTTGCCGGGGCCGAGCATGATGACGTCAACATCTTCAGAGGAGTTGGTGAAGATCGACTTCAGCACCGTTTGGAACATCGC